ACGTTAACCGCTGGACACGCTCCCCAGGATACAGTAGCTGAAGCTTCGGCTGCAAGATTACCATTTTCTGCTCTAACGTAATATACAGAGTTAGTTCGAGATAAAATCTCTAAAGCTCCTATAAGACCTTGACCGCCTGCAACTTGATTAGTTTCTCCGAAAGTTCTAAGCAGTTGAGCTGCGCTTGTGATGAGGGTTGCTTTATTAGCAGGACCTTTGGATGCAAATCCGACAATACCAGCGATAGATGAGTTTATCGCAGGTGCGTATTCAGAGAAATCTTTCTCGATTACATAATTTCCAGGGCTTGAGTAGGTAGGCATATTATTTTAATTTTTTCGTAGTTTGAGGATTTTGCGACGTGCGAGTTCAGTTACTGTATCAGTGATGAAAGAGTCAGGTACTGATATTGATGCGTGGGCTTCCAGCCATTGATGGATATATCCTTCAGCGTCCTTGAAAATGACTTCACGTCCTTGTTTTGTTAAGTTTCTTACAGTAATCATGATAAATACCTCTATGTTATTTATAGCAGCTAGTAGTGAATTTTGGCAAAATTAATACAATAGTTTAATAGGTTTTCCATGGGATTTTAATGTAGCAAGAAGATGAGTTGAGGAAAAACTCAAATTTCGACTGTGAGAAATACGGACAAATTTTAAATGCGGATTGTTTAGGCTCTGAAATTGGGGGTTCATATCTGCTATGATTCTTCAATCTGAGTATAACATGATTTCCTTGTTTAAATTTATAACATTGAAATCTTGAATAAATATTTCTATTTACGTTTAGAGAAAAAGCTTCGTTATATCCTTCAGCTCCTAATGTAACAGATCTAGGGTTAGTAATAGAAGTTCCATTATTAGGTTCAAATGGAAGATTTGGGTCATAATCTAAAATCTCATACCCTATTAGACCTGATGCGTCAGATTTTATATTAAAGGTTGCGGAGACTTGACCAAATAGTAACTTATCCTCAGGTAGAGCAGACGATATAAAATCTATAGAATATGGAGGAGTCGGTCCATCCAACATATTCTGAGAATTTATAGTATACTGGCTTTTAGTACTTTTTATAGCGTCTATAAAATCTCCGGTACTATTAAAAGGAAAATTTCCCACTCCAGTTGGTCGATGGTGTATTTCTACGTGTCCATGTCCACTAGCGGCATGTAGTTGCAATTCATTTGCAGCTCCTGTGACTTCGGATAAGAAAAATGTCTCGCTTGAAAGCCCAGGTATAGTAGATGTATCAGAGGTTCTATATTTTCTTTTAGAATTATAATCTCGGTATTCGGAGACATTATCAGGGGTCTCCATAAACTTAAACGTTTCGGTGGGTCTGAATGCCCCAGATGTTCCTTTTATGTATTGATCAAACCATTGAATTATATTTTGGTTTAATAAAGTCTCTACCTCTAGTACTTTAGGTGATGAATGATGACCTGTAGCTGCCATAAAATATTTGGGACCGTCATATGCAGCTACATCAGCTAAATAATCTTCTAATCCTCTTTGCCTGTCATCATAAGAGAACGCAGTTAGTAAAGGTACAGTAGAGCTAGCAAAATACGTATCTACGGGACATCTAGCTTCATATTCACTAACAAAAGCGGTTAAATCATCTTTCCTAATAGCTGACTCATATTTATCTAAATGTCTAGGGGCTACTGTGGTTAAATCAAACATTCGTACTGGACCGGTTAAGAATCCAAATCTATTTCCTGGAATAAACTGGTTCCATTTATTACCCATAAAGGACTGAATAGAAACAGCTTGGAATGTACTAAATCTATCACCTTCAGAATATCCCCAATCAAGAGCTGATAAATCTGTACCCGCCATAGCTGTTTGGAATTCTGTTTGAGAAGAAGTAATTCCTACATGGGGTACTAGTTGTCCCGACCATGCAGCTGCGTGAGTTCCCATTAATCCTCCTAAAGAATTACCCATTGCCCCCACAGCATCCCCTTTAATGTAGTCTGACCATGATGCTCCGCTAGCTACATAATCTTTAATTTCAAATAAATCTAATAATTCTCTAACTCCAGCACTTTCAGAGCCAAATTCGGCGCTTGCAGCGTATGTATTATTTTTAAGATTATTAGTTAGGAGGGAATTATTTGAGCCTCCTCCTCCTTCGATATCCCATGAAGTAGCTTGACCTCTAACATCATAAGTAACAACTGCGTACCCATTAGCTAAACACATTTCAAGCGGGTTAGTAGGGTCAGGTGAAAGTGCCGTACTTAAAAATGACCTTGAAGGTATATTAACTTTCCGATACTGACCTGTGCCGGGGGTATACACTATCAGGGGAACTTCTCCACTAAATTCGGTCCTATCTTTAGGGATATATAAATCCATTAACATCTCAAATCCGTCGCTGAGGACATATTTTCTATCTAAATATGATAGGATCCCTTTAGTATCATCAATTCCGATTGGAGGTGTAGGATTGGGAATTTCTTTAGAATTGGAATTGTTTCCTTTTTCCCCTAAAGCTAGCATAGTTCTATAGTTAGACGCACCGTCACTTACAAACTCGAAATCTAATCCTAAAGTTTCAATCTCTCCAGTAGATGTAATTAGATATTTTGGACTCGGGAGGTAAGCTTCTGCGGTCACTACAATCATCTTGCGAAGGATTCTATCCTCTCGATCTCCCGCACTAGCTACGGAGTTATCAGTAACTTGCTCAATGAAAGCTTTTGTATTTGTAGCGTATTTAGTTTTAAAATCTAAAGAAGGATTGAACATCAACATGATATTCTCAATAATCTGATTAAGATCTTCTATGTACTTAGCCCAAACATTAATTGTAAAAGATATATTAATAGGCTTTGACGCTTTCGAAATTACCCTTTTAGATCTTCTCTCCTTTGCGTCCCATATAGTTGTAATTTCAATATTACTAGCAGTTCTTCTTCTGTCTACATCCTCGTCTATATCATCTATTGATACTGTAATTACAGGTAGAGTTAAATTTCTATCTTCTTTAATCTTGGCTATAGCTCTTTCAGGATTTGCGAAGAATACAGTAGGGTCTGCTGATTTACCTTCGGAATCCACAATGTCTACAGTTTTCATTTTCTCCAAAATAAATTTGGTGTACTCTCTGTAAAAATCTGATTTTTCTACAGGAGCTTCTAATTCAAGTTCCTGTATTTTTTGTCTAAAGTAATCTAATCCTCTCATTAACTTATCTGGCTATCTGGAATGTACTGGTTTCCTAGTAAATCTTCGGCATCTCTTAAAATCTTAGCAGCGCATACTAAATGGTATACTCCGTAAGCTTCGAAACTATCTTCCTGAACTTCAAACACATCGTAATAGATATTTTGAAATCTTGGTCTAATTACGTCCCCGGGAGCTAAAGGACGTCCTATAGCGTTTTCTACAGTAGTTTTATTAAATGTAAATATCTGGTCATTAGTAAGTTCAATACCAAATTCGGACATTTCTTCTTCCACGGGTCTTGGATCGTAGTGTCCATAAATTAATACGGGTTTCTGGTATAGGACTTTACCTGCGTGTTCGTCATACAGTTCATCATAGTTATCATCTTTAGTATAACGAAATAATAAGAGTTCTGATCCTGCTAATTGAATCATTTCCCCATCAACTGTATCAAATAACCTAGTATCCGGGTTAGTCTTGTCGAACATATTTAATTCTCCGGAACTCTTAGAAAACATCTCCTCATCCGCAAATGAAACTTTAATTTCATGCGGGGAATTATATCTAAGATTTTTTCCGTTAGCCATTAAAATACAGTGAATGCCGGGGGTTCTTCAATTTCGTATAAAAGTACTTCTTCTAAACGTTCCATCTCTTGAGAGCCTTGTTGGACTAGGTCTTGTCCATTTAACTGTGCTCCCCCTCCAGGTGATGGTAAAGTAGTATATTTCCCTCTAATACCCCCTAGAATTACTTGAGCGGCAGCCGTAGCAAACTTTTGTACCCAATTGATGTAGAACGGATGTAAGGTGTCGCTATTCAAGCTTCTAAACTGAATAATCACTTCTTCAGCGAGCTGCGGGATAGGATACACCATTATATAACGATTGTCAATAATATCGAAAGAACCTTCCATAGAAAGGATCTTACGCATCTGTTCCAAATGCATGGTCATTAGTAGAAAGTCTGTAACTTGGAAATCCTTGAAAAGGAAATTATCCTGAAAATATTTAATAAAGAAATCAAACTCCAGAGAACCTTGTTGCTGGGCTACAGATAGAAGAGATTTCTTATAGACCACGTACTGTAAATTATTCATTACAAATCGTGGAAGTTCATATAAGTTCTGATTTACTTGGGTAGTAAACGACATATAGTTAGTACACCAGGCGGGAGCGTGATAATCTAACTTAGAGACAGCTTCGTCAATCACTGTCAGTATTTGGTGGTCAGTAAGCTCTACTCTGATTACAGGAGAGCCTAGACGAGATAGAATAGAATCCTTAATACTTGCATAAAATTTATTAAACTCTACTGCATCGGAAAAACGACTACGATTTAAAGTATCATAGTTAATATCCCCAAAAGGGACATGTGCGCTAGCATCACTACTTGACCCTACTTTAGATGCGGTAGTATTACCCCAACTAGTCTTCGGTCTTATTGGATTTTGGGAGCTCATTAGTTTTTACAGTTTTTGATTTTTTGATCTTCTTAGGCTTTGGGGGTACAGGTTTTGGCTTAGGTTTCGCCTCCGAGGAAGCAGTTAAGCCAAACTCTAATAAAGATGAGTCGCTGGTTATATCCTGACCTGGACTAATTAATTGGGTAACTCCATTAACCTGGATATAAATAGGAGTTGATGTTGTATTGATGTATTTCATAGTATCCTCTCCATTATATAGCAAAAGAAGGAGGCTAGAAAGCCTCCTTCTTATTTAAAAACTATTATCTAGTTATTATGCGTGTGCGTCGTCAAAGGTCTGACCCATTGTACCGAACGGTGAAGTTAAGTAACGACTATCAGCGCCAACAAGACGAACAATGCGGTACCAACGTGAAGATGGAGAGATAGCGGTCTTACCGTAGCGAGTAATCAAACCCTTACGTGGTTGGAAGCTATCAGGATCCACAACAGTTGGAAGCATTTGGACTGGAATATATGGTGAATATACGTATCCAGTTTCCATAGCATTTGTACCTTTGTAACCGATAAGGATTTCATCCTCTGGCCACATTGGATCTACATAAACATCGTACATGCCTGCCCACTTGCCCTTATATTGAATATTAGCGCCTAGTTGACCTGCCTCAGATGAATCGATACCACCTTCAAGCTTAGCAGCTGATTGAAGCATAGCTGCAACCAACGGAGAAGTAATGATGTAGTTACCTGCACCACGGAAAGTAGTTTTGTAGATATCTTGAGCAGCAAAGTTTACTGCAGCAAGAAGATTCGAGTATACCTCACCTACGTGACGAGGAGCTAGTGATAGAGCTGTTGTAGCAAAATCAACAAATGTTACGTTCTTATTAGAGCCTTGGTCTTCACCACCTGTAGCGGATGCAGTGAAATCATATTGATAATCACCATTTGCGCCTGCAGCTGCTTGCGCAGCAAAGCTGTTTGAGCCACCAAGATCCAAAGAAGCGCGGTCAAATAGACCTGTATCATTTGAATCGTAAGCGATTGAGCGAAGGTCTTCAAGAATTTCACGGTCAATCTCAAGAGCAACTTCCTTACCTAGAAGGTCAGTTAGTTCACGCTCGAGGTCAAGGTTGTGATAAGCTTTCAAATCTTGAGCAGCTTCAATTGTCCAAAGAGCACGGAACTTACGTGTCTTTGCAACAACTGCTTGTTGTTCGATATGGAAGCTAAGGTCAGGAATAGCAGTACCGCCAGAGTTACCTAATGCTTCACCCGCAGATGTATTCCACTGTGAAAGACTAGTTGTAGTTGGGAATGCAGCAATGTTTTGACCCATTGTACCGCCAGAAGCGTTAATAGTTGAAGTATCAAGAGAACCTGAATTAGCATCAAGACCTGCAACATTACCAAGACCTGAAGCAGTAAGACCTTTGTAAGTAAGATTTTTCTTACTGTATACAGTCTCGCCTACACCACCGTTGGCAGCACGTTCCATACCTAGGTAGAACACCTGAGATACTGGACCTTGCATTGGCTGAACACCTACTACCTTATTGGCAATAAGCTCCGGGAAAACCCGGCGTACTAATGGAAAAGCGAATTTTTGGAATGTACCCAAGTTGCCGACAGCTGTAGTAGACTCTTCTAGCATACCAGACTTTGCTTGCTCAGCAAGGACGTGGCGGGCTTGATTTTCAAGAAGAACTGCAGTTGTCTCACGTGTGTACTGATCGTCAACGCCTTCCAAAATGGGTGCCCACTTGTCACAGAGAGCTTTTGAAGTATTGTTTTCTAACATATTATTAAAGTGAAATTAGTTTAGTTTTGAAAGACGAACTACGTCTTCTGTAAGAAACTCATTAAACACCTCGGAA